TAACTAGCCCCTACTTAGAAATCACAGCTAGAGTTGTATCTCTAGCTAACAGCCCTACTATAAACTTACAGATTAAACTATCTGCCGCTGGAGAAAAAGAACTAGCAACCAATAGTGTAGATATTAGTCGTAAATTTCATGAATCCTTAGGAAAATATGTAGCTAATAGATTTGTTAAATACGCAATGGTTAATCGTTTAGGTAAAATAAAAGATTTTGATGATTATATAAAAGAATGTATAACATTAGCTAATGAATTTGCAGATGGTTCTAATACACCTATTGAATATGAGAGTAATCTATCTACTAACAGTTCTGCAGCACTAAAACAAAACGTTAGTATGAAGGGCGCAGGCAAAACTAGACAGATTAGCAAACCTAAACCACAAAAATTTATATCATCTGCTCAATGGACATACTTAGTACAAAAACGACTAGGAGATTCGATGTTAAGCTTTGGAGAACCTGAGCCGCCAGATATTAAAGAACGTAGTGGTCGTTTCCGTCGTAGCGTAGATGTTACAGCTAACTATAGAACAAAAACAATTCAATATACGTATAACCCACTATACCGCTCATTAGAACACTATGGTTATCATCCAGAACTACAAGTAGAGCGTTCTATACGTCAAGTTGCTCAAGATTTGTATGCACGCGAGTTTAGTATTCTACGTAGAGGAGGCTTATCTTGATTTTTAATAGAAGAACAGAGATAGTTCAATATTTAGTAACATTACTTAAAGAAATAGATGGTGAAGTCTCACCGTATAATAATGGATATCAGTTTAATCAAAATGTGTTTGGTAATGTATACCGCAAAATAAAGTTTCTTGATGAAGTAAATGATTTTCCATCTATTTATTTATCAGCGGGGACCGAAATTAGAAATTTTCAATCAGAAAATTTGACGGTAGCTACATTAACAGTTACTATAAGATCATACGTATATGGAGAAGATAACTCTCAGCAACTTGCAGATGATCTAGTACAAGATATAGAGCATATTATTTATAACATAGGCGATAATCCTGAAATGGGCATATTAGATATAACTATAGAAAATATTACCCAAGACGAAGGACTGTCGTTTCCTTATGGAGTTGCGGAAGTTGAGTTATCAGTAGTCTATAGACTCGAATATTAAGGAGAATAAAATATGGGAGCACTGAATTTACAAAGAAACTCAGAAGTTTTCTTTTCTACTATTGATCTAAACGGTGGTGCAGCTGTAACAACAATGACACCTAGTAATACTTGGAAGATTGAAGTTCTAGCTGGTTTTGCAGTTACATCTTCTGCTGCTACACAAGATATAACTTCTATGGAATCAGGTTTAAATCCTGATCGTTCACAGCAGCGCTTCAATACAGCTATCAATCCGGTTGACTGGAATTTACAAACCTATCTACGCCCAACAGGTGCTGTTACAGGTAACGCAGTTCCAATAGGTCTAGCTGCAGGTGTAGCCGCTACTGGTAACGTTAAACCAGTAGCAGACTGGTTCATGTGGCAAGCTCTAACTTCTAATACTAAGCCAGCTTCTGCTACTAATATAGAACAGTCTGTATGGTCAACTGGAGGTAGGCTAACTACTACTAACACTACTGCAGGTACTGGTTCTCATAGCACTCGTACAAACTTCGCAATAGCGCAGGAAAACTTCTTATATTTCCACCTAGATAACGTATTCTACCAAGTTAACCAAGCTACAGTCAATCAAGCTACTGTAGATGCGGGTATAGAAGAAATTGCTACTACTACTTGGACTGGTATGGGTACTACTATGATAGAACTTACTGGTACTCCGCGTAATAACGCTGTATCTGTATTTGGTGGTATTTTAAATAGTGGTTCTAGTATTAACGCAAATGCTAATACCGCTGCTGGAGCTAATATTGCTTATCATCCTTATAACCAAATGTCAGTTGCTGGCGCTAACGTTACTAACTCTTTTATTAAGAATCGTTTAAGTGCTATTACTTTTAACCATGCTGCTACTACAGGCGCTACGGCTAATAGTTATACATTCCCTGTAACTGCACTTACTTTTGACTATACTAATAATATGAATTACATAACTCCAGAAGAGCTATCTACGCTAAATGCTCCTATAGGTCAGTTTGTTGGTACTCGCGCTGTTACAGGTAGTGCTACTATGTATCTACGTAATGATAATAATGAATCTGCTCAGTTCCTACGCAACATCGCAAATGATTCTCGTACAAACCACGCTCAATCTGCTAATGCTAACTTAATTATAGGTGGTAGTACAGGTCCTTATGTAGCGTTCTTTATGCCGGCAGTTCAGTTTGAATTCCCACAGCTATCAGTAGATGATGTTATTGGTATGAGTGTGAACTTTGTTGCACAAGAAACTAATGCTAACAAAGGCGGCGGTGGCGAAGTTACTATTTATGCTGCAAAAGTCTAATTAGAATATTTCTGAGGGGAAATATAACTAATCTAACCAGAGAGCGTCTATCGGCTTGCGAAACAAGGTTTCCCCTCCCTTGCTCAGCAAATTCGCCGATGGACGCTCACTTTTATAAGAGGGAAACTCATGAGTAAAATTAAATCTATGCTAGTAAAAGAAACATCAACCTGGGTAGAATTTCCAGATATTGATGGATTTGAAGTAAATCTTCGCTATATAACACGTGAAGATCTACTAAAGATTCGTAATTCTAGCTTAACATACAAATTCAATAAGCGCACACGTCAAAAAGAAGAAGAAGTAGATAGCGCAAAGTTTATTGAACACTACGCGGAAAAGGCTATTGCAGATTGGCGAGGTCTACGAGTTAAACATCTGCCGATGTTGCTACCTGTAGATATTACAGGCATGAATGCTAATGAGATTATTGACTATTCTGAAGAAGAAGCTGTAGAGTTACTTAAGAATTCTACAATTTTTGATCAGTTTGTTAGTGATACGCTAAATGATTTTGAGCAATTTTCACGCAGTAAAGCGGAGATAGACTCAAAAAACTAACACAGTACCTCCGTAATAGCTTTAACGGAGGTGGGCTGAATATAGATCAGTACCTAGCGATGTGTGAGCAGATGGGTTGGGAGCCGGAAGAAGATAGAATGCCGGCAGACCCATCTACTCTATCTCTAGAAGCTCAGCAGACACTAATACTGCTCAATGCACTTCCGGACAACTGGGAAGGTATGAGTGGTAGCTGGTTAGGTAAAGATTATAGCGGATTATTAGCTATAATGGATATCTATGAAATTGAAAATAGACGAGCAGTATTTGAACTACTTCAGCAATGTGAAAGTGAGCTAGGCAAGTACTATCAACAAAAGCAAAAAGAACAAGAGTCTTTAGCTAAGGCAAAAAGGGGCAGATAAATGGCCGGTGTAATTACCAACATTATTAAAACACTTTTCACTTCTAGCGGAGCTGATGAGGTAGCGGGCGCGGCCGATAAAGTCGGCCGCGCCCAAACTCGCTTAGGTCAGGCTAGCGCGGGTGCTGGAAGACAGTTTGCCGCCCAGTCCTCTGGTTTGGGTGGCTTAGTAGGTGCTTATGCTGGCGCAGCTGCTACTTCTTTTGCTCTTCAAGCCGCTTTTACTGCTTTATCTTCTGCAGCCGCTGCTGAAAATATAGTTAAAGGTACTAATGCACTAGCGGCTGCTACAGGGCAGCAAGGACCTAAAATACTTAAAAGGATACAAGATATTACTCAAGGACAATTATCTCTTGCTGATGCTGCTCAGCAGGTAAACATTGCTTTGTCTGCGGGATTTAGTACTACTCAAATTGAAAAGCTATCTGAAGTAGCACTAAAAACCTCAAGAGCTCTAGGAAGAGACTTAGCAGACTCAATGCAGAGATTAGTACGAGGTACTGCGAAGCTAGAACCTGAACTACTAGACGAACTTGGTATATTTGTGCGAATTGAGTCTGCTGTTAAAGCCTACGCTAAACAGAATGGTGTAGCAGCTGCTAGCTTAACAGAGTTTGAACGTAGACAAGCATTTGCTAATGCTGCTATTGCTGAGGGAGATAGAAAGTTTAGTGATATTAACACTAGCGCTCCTTCTGCACAAAAGTCACTAGCACAACTACAAGCTCAGCTTTCCAATTTAGCTACAGAGGTTACTCAACTAGTAGCTAATGTATTAACACCTTTTGTAAACTTTATATCTAAAGATTTTGGTAATCTTTTTGTGCTGTTTGGTGGTGTATTTTTACTAGTTTTCAAAAAAGCTGCTACTATATTTGGTGAGTTTACCTCTTCTACTACTAGTGGGTGGATAGCTTGGGCAGATAATAAAGTACTACAGAATGAGCGTGTCAAAGGTAGCTTTGAGGCAGCAACTGCAGCAGCGCAAAAGTTAAAACTAGAAATAGATTCTCCGGCTAGAGGTGGTATACTAGGTAAAGCAGGGCTTACTGCTCCTGACGGCACCGCCTTACTTGAGAAATCTGGTAAAATGGGGCAATCAGGTATACCAGCTAAACTAGGTCAAGAAGCTTCTGCCATACGTACTAAGTTTTTAAAAGGTGAAGCTCTCTCTACTGCAGAATTAACTCGTGCTACTTCTGTATTAACTGATATTACGACAGGTAGTACGTCCGCCCTAGGTGCAAATGGTAATGCACTTAATGTACAGGGTCGTCAATTAGCTAGGAATACCATAGCGTATAAAGACGCTACTTTAATTCTTTCTGCTTATAATACCGCTCTAAATAATACAAGTAGAACTACTAAATTAGTAAATGCCTCTACTGCTCTATTTTCTAGAGCACTAACAGTTCTAGGAACTATAGCTAGTAAAATGCTAGGATTTTTTAGCTGGATATTCATAATTAGCTCTGCTTTAGATCTACTAGGTTTTGATGTATTTGGTACTATTGGTGACTGGTTTACTTCTATGACTACCAAAAGTGAAGAATTTAATTCTGGGGTAACAGGAGCTTTCATATCTGCTGCTGGCGGAGCTAAGATTTTTGAAGATAGCTTAAAACGCGCAGGAGCAACTCAAAAAGAACTAGAAGGCGCTAATGATGCACTACTGGATTTATATGATACTGTGCGCTCAGGAGCTGCTAGTTCTCGCGCAAATACTATACTTAATTTAACTGAAACGACTGGCGTAGGTAGTATTAAGGAAGCACAAGCTGAGGTAGATAATATTCTTACTAATATAGCTCAGTATGATATCGACTACGGTAAAGGTGCTGGTTTAGAGAGTTTTGAACAAGAACTTAATGCCGCTATTGGCGTACTAGACGAATGGAAAGCCGCTACTACGGGTTATTTAACTCAGGCTGAATTATTAGTACAAGCTAATGATGGTTTAAGTGCAGCTCAAGCACAGCTAAATAGTGAAGGACTACTACCATCTAAAGAAAGTTTAATGAATGTTGAGTTTTGGAAAGCCTTAGTAGCGGGTTTAGAAAAGTATGACGCAGGTGTACTAACTCTTATTGGTACTATATCCAGAGTTACTGGTTTAGATACTACTGCTGTATCTGAAATAATAGGCGATACTACTCTAAAAAATATAAATCAAGGAACTACTAGTTTACAATTATTTGGCATGACTATTCAGCGCCTAGCTAATGGTGACTTTAGCTTTGATAGTTTAACAGCTTCTCAAAAAGAATTAGTAGGCGTTAGCTTTAGTGCTACTTTTGCTATAAATGAGGCTAATAAAGCTTATGCTGCAGGTACTACTAGTGCTGAGAAGCTAGGGGGTGTTATAGCTGGTATTAGAGGCCAGTTTGTTAATTCTGAAAAAGCATTAGCTGACTATACTAGCGAATTAGTTACTAATGGTCTATCAGTATCTGAGGCTCAAAAAGCAGGTGATGCTTATTTTGTAGGATTAAAAACCCAAGTAGATATACTAACTGAGTTAAAAGAACTTCTTCAGGGCTATGATGCACAGATTAAAGGAATATCTAGTTCTTTTTCAAAAGATATTAAAATACTAGATACGTTAACTTTTGATGGGCTTATAAACTCAGCAGGTAGATTTGCTACATCGCAAACAGAGATAACTAAAAATCAAAATGACCTAATACTAAACACACTTAATGCTAATAAGGCATTAAGCGATAGCTATGATGCAGTAACTGTAGGCTTCTTAAAGCAACCAGCTAATATGCAAGAGCTAGTTGCTGGTTCTGAGTTATATAATATCACTTTAAAAGCTGCTGCAGGACAGTTAATTAACTCCGTTATAGCCCTAGAAGATATTAATAAACAACAACTAAAAAATCTACAAACAGCTAAGGATCAGCTTGAAATCACTAAGCAAGAACTTGCTATACAAAAGACACAAGCAGAATTTGGTCTTCAACAAGCTAGAGATGAAGCAAATATTTCTGCAATGCAAGGTCAGATAGATATTGCTAAAGACTTATTATCGTTAGATGAATCTCGTCTAGCTTTAGCACTACAACAACTAACTGCCGTAGATAGCATGATGAAGAAAATAAAAGATGGTAGCGCAAAAGATATAAATGGTGCTCTAGCAGGTAGACAGAAATCTGCTATAGATGCTTTGTCTACCTTAAGCATATCAGTACCTACTAGAAAAATGGGTGAAGCTATTGATGCTTACACCAAAGGCATAAATAAAGCTTTAGATAGGCAGTCAGCTATAATAGCGATAGAAAAAGTTTTTAGAGAAGATTTTAATAGAAAACAACTAGAAAACTTTGATGCTGAAACCAGACTATTAGTACAGCAAAGTTTCAATGCTGAAGCTAAAAATATGATGGATAAAGCAATTCTAACAAAGCAAGCAGAGCTAGATAAAGCTAGACTAGAATCACAAAAAGCTGTTATAACAGCAGAAGCTGCTATAGTACAAGCTCAAATAGATGGTTACGCATCTATGGCTCAAATAGTAGATGGTTTTGGCGGCCACATAAAAGCACTTGGTGATATTTTAGGCCAAGCACTAACTGCATCTGGTATAGCTAATACTGTTAGTGGTTCTGCTGTAGTAACAGGGCTACAAGCTGATATATCTGCTAAAGCGGCTACAGCTACAGCAACGCTTAACTCAGCCACTGAGGCACAGACAGCTAATATAGATGCGCAAATAACTTCTGTAGGTCAACTAACTAAATTAGAACTAGATAGACTAGAGGTACAAAGACTAGCGATAGTTCAGCAACGTGATGACCTAATAGCACAACGCTTAGCTCAAAGAGGTAAGCTAACAGTAGAACAAGAGACCGAGTTAGCAGGACTCGATAATAAGTTAGCAGATTTAACTACTACGGCAGCTGGCAGTGGCGAGGCTGCAGAAAAACTAACTGGACGTCTTGCAGACCTAAAATCTGCTATAGATAGCAGCGTAAACTCAGCGCTAATGGGCATAAATGATGCTATCATTAATGGTACAGAAGAAAACAAAACTGCTTTAGAAGTTCTTAGAGATGCTATTGGTAGTATATTTATCTCTATCCAAGAAGAAGTGTACAAACAAACTATTGCAAATCCTATATCTGATATGATATCTAGTTGGTTAGTAGGCGGTATTAAGCAACTAAATCTTACTGATATACGTGGTTCTTCACTAGCTGGTGTGCTAGGCAGCGCTAGAGGAGCTGTTGGTAAAGACGCTCTTGCCAAAAATATTATGGGCGATAACGCAGTAGATGCTGGTGCAGAGGCTTTTAAAAAGGCAGGCGAAAAAATTAAAAACGGTATAAGTAGTCTAGGTACGGGTGTAAACGCTGCTGCAGGAGCTGGAGCTAGCGCTGTAAGTAATGCAGCAGGAGTACTAGCTAGCACTACTACAGCTTCTACCGGAGTAGTAGCAACTGCGAATACAGCAGGAGCTACAACTCTTATGAGTAGTCTCGGCCCAATTCTAGCAGTATTAGCTGTAATAGCCGCTATCATGGCACTATTCGGCGGTAAAAAAGGTGGAGCAAGTAAGTCAAGTGTTGCAGCAGAAGAGCGTGCAAAAGCTTTAGCACAATCTAATACTAATACTTTTGGCGCTATACCTAGAATGGCTAGTGGTGGTATGATGCGTGACCGCGTACCTGCGTTACTTGAGCCTGGCGAATTTGTCATTCGCAAACCTATAGCACGCAAAATCGGTGCGTCAAACCTTGCACAGATGAATGCAACTGGTAATACAGGATCTACTAGCGCTCCTACTATCAACATCAAAAATGAAGGAAGCCCTAAAACTGCTGAAGCTTCTCCACCACGTTTCGACGGAGAAAAGTATGTCATAGATGTTATTATGCGTGATTTATCTACTAACGGACCAATTAGACGTACTCTTAGAGGAGGAGCACTATAATGCCTGCAACTACATACCCAAGCGATGCTGATGATATACCGTTTACAATTTCAAACTTTAGCTCTATGGCAGATTATACACCTGACGTAGGTTATCAAGTCGATAGAACTTATAATTCTATAATATTTGAGAGCGAGGCGGGATATGAAAAACGCCGCCTCCGTTCTAGACGTCCAAAGCGTAGTATTAATCTTTCTTATACAAACGTAACTGGTCTGCAAAAAACTGCTATAGAAAACTTTTATGCTGCTAGAAGCGGAGAATATGAGTCTTTCAATTTTGACTTGTCACACTTAAATGATTCTGGTATAATTACTGTACGCTTTGAAGGTTCTCTACAAGTAAGTCATGTGTTATCTGGTGGAGCAAACCTATTATCTAACTTTTACACAATCAGCTTTAAATTAAAAGAGACCTATGACTAAATGACATCTATACCTTATGCTTTTAAAAAATTTTTATATAAAAACACAAAATATAATAAAGGTACTAAATATACTAAAAAAGACTTAATAAGAGCTGTAATATTATCATTTTACGATATTAATCCCTCTGATACTTTAGGTATACAGAGACAGAACCTAAGTATAATGTTTAAAAAAGCTTATGGGCATTTACTAGATAAAAAACCAAGCCAAGTACCTATACCTAAATATTTATTATTTTTATCAGGTTATAAACGATGTAAGTTAAATAAAGAAATATACCCACTTTATATTTTTGAGCTTACTGATAAAACTTGGGATGGTTATCAAAATAGTACAACTCAGGGTAGATCAGAAATATACTTTAGAGATAAAGTTAAGATTCAAGAGTATCGTCAGTGGTATCAACAAGAAAATTCTGAAATTATTGCAAATATATCAGCTAAACGTAGAGCAAAACAATTAAATGCCACACCTAGTTGGTTATCAAATGATGATATTATTAACATAAGTAAGTTATATAAAGAAGCAAAAGCTATAAGTTTATCAACAGGTATACCACATCATGTAGATCATATTGTACCTTTGCAAGGTAAAAACGTATGCGGTTTACATGTTCCTTGGAATCTAAGAGTAATACCTGCTACTGATAATTTAATAAAAAGTAATAAATTTTCTCAGGAGAACTATCATCACTTCCAGAACTTATGACATAATTCTTGCTATATCTAATGCGGCTGCCTTTACAGTTGGTAACAATGTTATTGGTAATTCTACTGCTACTACTGGCATGGTAGTAGCAGTAGACTATGCATCTAATAAGTTAAAGATTAGGTTAAATAATCTTCAGCAAGAGTTTAGCGCAGTAGAAAAAATTCACTCTAACACTATTGTAACAACTGGTACTGCTAACGGATATATATACGCTACCGAGCTGCCTTTCCAAGCTAACACTATGATTAGTAACGTAACAACAGCTTATGCTACTATATCTAGTATTTCTCCTAGTACTTTTATAGCTGAGAAAAATGCTTTTACTCAGAATCCAGTAGTTAGGTTATATTCTATATACTATCCTGGAGAGTGGTACCCACCAAACGTTAATGGTAATCCTACTGGTGATGGCGCAGGCTATGCTTGGCCAAGTGATTTTCCTCTACGCTTAGCTGAGATTGTAGGAGATGTTGCTACAGATATTCAATATAATGTAAGCTATGCGGGTGCTACCTATACAGCTTATCCTGTAACTGTTAGCGGTCTTGATCAAAGTTCAGATGGTAAAATTAACGAACTCTCTTTGACGCTATTTAACTCAGATAATATAATATCTGCACTAGTAGAAGATCCTTACTTGTTAGGTAGGGCTAATAGTAATAGCGTATATGCTACAGTTAATGGTGAATTAGTATACGGAATTGACCCACAAACAGTTGATGCAGATACTCTTGACTATACAACTCTAACAGCTCAAACAGCTATAGCAGATGCTAGAGCAAAAGGATTAGTATATGATGCAAATGTTGTAGGCTACTATGGTAGAGCTAACGCTGCTTTTGATAAAACCAGAGCTGATTCTACTAATAGCGGTTGGACGCGCCTTAAAATGGATACACGAGATCTGCTAGGAGCTACAGTTGAAATTAAAACTACTTTTGCTAACTTTTTAGACTATTGGCCTGAATACAGTAAAACAACTCATAACTATGGTAATAGCTATACAGTACAAAACTCTCTTCCTTATCGTGTAGGCGATATTTTAACTATTGGAAATAGTACAGCAAGTAATGCTACTGTTATATCTATTGCTTCTAATAATGCTCTAACACTTTCTAGACCTATGTTACGACAGCTATACGTTGGTGATACTGAGAGTGAGCCTACTGGTATTTTTATAAGACCTATTACTGGAAATCAACTACTCGTAATTGGTGATGGAAAAGATAATGTACATAGATATACAATGTCAACATCATTTGATATTACTACTGCTAAACTTACAGCCAGCTTTTATATAGGTGATAGAGATACTAATCCGCAAGGCGTAGCAGTCAGCGGTAACTCTTTAATAATGTATATAATAGGAGCTCAGACTGATAATATTTATCAGTATACGCTATCTAGTGCTTATAATTTAACTAGCCCAACTTATGTTACTAACTTTTATGTAGGCGATAGAGAAATTTTTCCACGGGGATTGGTATTCAATGACTCTGGAAATAATTTTTATGTTATTGGTAGCAATAGTGATAGAATACATCAGTATGCTACTAATACTGCTTGGAATATAGCAAATTCTACTTATGTTAGCAATGTAGCTGTAGCAGATAACGCCCCTAGAGATTTATTTTTAAAAGCAGATGGCACTCAGTTATATGTTTTAGGTGCTAATACAGATCGTATATATCAATATGATCTAAGTGAGGCTGATAATATAGCAAGTGCTACTCTAGTAGCTAATGCTTATATTGGTAGCTATCAGGATATCTCTGCTTCTGGTATAACTATAAGACGAAATGGTAATACGGTATATCTATCTAGCGATTCTGCAGCTACTGTATATCAAATCCCTATGTCAACAGCTTGGGATATAACTACTTTAGGTCAAGGAACTACATTACCTGCAGGTACACCGCTATATATAACTAATGAGCAAGCTGACAGTGCAAGC